GTCGTTTTGGCTATGACGGCAAAGTGCTGGAATGGTGCAAGAGCGACCGCAAGGCTTTTGAGCGTGAGAAATATTGGATTGCCCGGTTGCATCCCACAGAGAACAGAAACAGTGGCGGGTCAGGCGGGTTCGTGCGCAAGCCAGTCAAAAGACTGCCTCGTTGGTTCATCGCCCAACAGAAGGAAATCGAGAGGGTCGGGGTCCGCCAATACGTTGCTCGTTACCTTCTGACGAAACTGAACGAATCCAACTGCGAGCAATGCGGTGTCTCGCGGTTATCCCTAGCCAACATCAAGGCGGTGGCCCATGGCGCTCACTGCTAAACAACAGCGTTTCGTTGACGAATATCTGATTGACCTCAATGCCACGCAGGCGGCTATCCGTGCAGGCTACAGCGAAAAGACCGCTCGGCAGGTCGCATCGGAAAACTTGTCAAAACCTGACGTGGCAGAGGCGATAGCTGAAGCACAGAAACGGCGCTCTGAACGCACGGAAATCACGCAGGATCGCGTCTTAGCCGAGCTGGGCAAGATCGCCTTCGCGGACATTCGTCAAGCCGTGAGATGGGGCAAGTCACCGATAGACGCCACAAGTGAGAATGCCGACAAGAACGGGCTAGGTATCTATCCGGTCGAATTGGTTCCGAGCGAAACCATTGATGACGATATCGCAGCGGCTGTTTCAGAGGTGTCGCTGACGCAAACAGGCATCAAGATCAAGATGCACGACAAGAAATCTGCGCTCGATAGCATCGCCAAGCACCTTGGCATGTTCGTTGAAAAGGCCGAGGTCAAACATGATGTGGCCGATGGAGTAACAGCCCTCATGCAGGCTATCGATGGGCGAACCCGCAGTAAGTGAGGACCTGGTCGAACTCTGGTCAGATCGCAAATGGCGGCTCAACAATCTTTACTGGATCGAGGACAAATACGGGAAGGTTGTTCCGTTCACGCTCAATCCCGCTCAGGAGGAATTGCTGGATGGGCTGCACTTCCTCAACATCGTTCTCAAAGCCAGGCAGCTAGGCTTTTCGACCTTTATCCTGCTGTTGGCTTTGGACTGCTGTTTGTTCAACAGCCATTTTGCGGCTGGTCTGGTTGCTGACACGCTCGACAATGCCAAGGCTTTGCTGAAAAGGATCAAGTTTGCCTACGACCGTCTCCCCGATGAGATCAGAAAGGCTGTATCACTCAAATCGTCCAATGCCTTTGAAATCGAGTTTGCGAACGGTTCTTTCGTCACCACTGGCGTTTCACTGCGCTCCGGTACCTTCAATCTTGTCCACATATCCGAATACGGGAAAATCTGCGCTAAATACCCGGAGAAGGCGAAGGAGATAAAGGCCGGCGCCCTGAACACGATTGCGCCGGGTCAGTTGGTCTTCATCGAATCCACTGCCGAGGGCAGGGGCGGTGATTTCTACGACAAGACACAGGCATCAATTGCGATTGCTGACAGCGGCCGGGAGCCGCGGCAACTTGAGTACAAGTTCCATTTCTTCCCGTGGTTCAAGGACGCGGCCTACGCCGTCGATGAGCCGGAGCATCTTTCGAACGAGGACAGGGAGTATTTTGCCGAGCTTAAGGGCGGGCACGGCATCACGCTCACCGATCAGCAGAAATGGTGGTACGCGGCCAAGAAACGCGAGCAGGGCGATGATATGTGGAAGGAATTCCCTTCCACGCCGGAGGAAGCTTTCAAGGCTGCCAAGGATGGCGCCTATCTCGCCAAGGAAATCCGCAATCTTCGTCAGTTGAAGCGTATCGGGGATTTTCCGTTTGATCCGAATATTCCGGTCAACACGTTCTGGGATTGGGGCCTCAACGACGCGACATCGATCTGGTTGCATCAGCAGATTGCTGGCCGTCACAGGTTTGTCGGCTTCTACGAAAACTCGGGCGAGGGGCCGGCCCATTACACGGATTGGCTGGATAAGTGGCGGGCGGTTCGCGGAGTCCGGTATGGCCGGCACATTACGCCGCACGATTTCGACACCAGGCGGCCGGGCAGCAATGGTGAAATCACCACGCTGAAGAAGATTTTCGCAGGCCTTGGCTACAGCATGGAAGTTGTCGAGCGCTGCGACGACAAGAACACCAGCATTCAGAATGCCCGAACCACATTACCCCAATGCGAGTTTCACGAAGCCGAGACAGAGACAGGCATCATGCACCTGGAAAACTACTCGCGCGATTGGGACGAGAAATATGGCGTCTGGAAAAGCCATCCCAGACACGATGAACACAGCCATCCCGCCGACGCATTCATGACTTGGGCGGACGGCTACACGCCGCACACCGAGACCGAGGTTCAGTTCCGGCCACGGGCGGTTGTTTAGGGAATCCGATGGACGAAAACACCTATTCCAACGTCGCCTTGATGGTGCATCAGTGTGAGGAGTACAGGAATGACCTGTCGTCCGATCGCACCACGGCGATGGAATATTACGATGGCGAGATGACTGACACGCCAGCCGATCCCGGACGGTCAAAGGTCATCAAGCGTTCATTGAGGGCTGCTGTAAAAAAGGTTCTCCCGGCCATGGTCAGGACCATTCTCGGCAATGACGAGGTGGTTAAATTTCAGCCCGTTGGCGAGGAGGACGAGGAGGCCTGCGCTCAGGCATCCGATTACATCAATTATGTGGTCTTGCCGGAGTCGAACGGTTTCAACGCGATTTACGATGCCATTCATGATGCGGCACGACTGCGCAATGGCATTCTGTCTTGGCAGTACAAGACCGAAAACGTTGTCACCTTTTCTCGCCATACCGGCCTACCGGAGGAAGAATTTGTCGCCTTGGCTGGTGACGATGATGTCGAGGTGATCGAACACAGCCCGCGGCCGGAAATCATTGAGACAGAAGAAGGTCCGATTGAAGTTGTTCTGCATGACTGCCGGATCAAGCGCCGGGAGGAGAAAAAGGCGCCGCTGTCCGTTTGTGTGCCCCTCGAAGAGTTTCTGATCCATCCTGACGCCACATGCATCGAGGACAGTCCGATTACCGGGCGCAAGAGCCGCCTCAAGCGCTCCGATCTCGTTTCGATGGGATATGACCGCGAAACCGTGGAAGGCTTGCCTGCGGTGGGCAGGGACACTGAGGAAGAAGGCGAGCGCGACGACAGGCGGGCCAAGAACTATCATTTCGACGGCAACGACAACATCGAAAGCGCGTTGCAGGAGGTCGATTATTATGACCTCTACGTCAGGACCGACAAGGATGGCGATGGCATTGCCGAATTGCGTCACATGTGCTTCGGCGGCTCCGTAAAGGAGGAGCACCTTCTTCTCGATGAGGAGTGCGACGACGTTCCATTTGCCGATATCAGTATCGAACGCCGGCCGCATCAGTGGGAAGGCCATTCCATTGCCGACGATGTTATGGAAATCCAGCGCATCGAAACGGTGCTTCTTCGTGAAACGCTGGACAACATCTACTGGCAGAACACGCCGCAGCCGATCTTCCAAAATGGCAAGATCAAAAACCCGGAAGCGGTGTTCAATCCCGAGTTCGGGCGGCCGATCGAGGTCGAGGGCGGAGTTGATGTCAGGGCGGCACTTGGTTTCAACAAGGTTCCCTTCATGGCGAAGGAATCGTTCGCCATGTTGGAATACATGGACAACGAACTGACGGACCGAACCGGGATTTCGGATGCGTCAAGCGGATTGGCACCGGATGCACTGCAAAACATGACGGCAAAGGCCACTGGTTTGGTTGAACAAGCCGGCGTGGCTCAGTCGGAGTTGATGGCGCGCAACATCGCAAACGGGTTGAAGAAGTATTTTCGCGGCCTTCTGCGCATGGTCATTCGTCACCAGGACGTTCCCAGAACTGTGCGCCTCAGGGGCAAGTGGGCGAAGTTCGATCCCCGGCACTGGAACGCCGATATGGACTGCATCGTCAATACCGGTCTTGGCGCCGGGACACGCGAGCGCGACATGATCATGATGCAGCAGGTCATCGGTTTGCAGGAAAAGATTCTGGCCAGCATGGGCGCAGACAACCCGTTCGTGAAGCCGGACAACCTCTATGAGGCGATTACCAAGTTTGTTGAAGCCGCAGGGCTGCGCACGCCGACGCTCTATTTTACGGAGCCAGATCCCCAAGAAATCCAGGCCAAGCTTGAGGCGATGCGAAATCAGCCCAATCCAGAGCAGCTAAAGGCCGAGGCGCAGATCAAGATCGAGGAAGCCAAGCTCGCTTCTGCCCAGAAGGCGAAGCAAATGGAAATGGTTGCCAACGCCTCCAAGGAAAAAGCCCAGATGGACGCCGACCTCAAGGTCAAGCAGGCGGAACTGGAAAAGGAAAGCATCGCCCGCAACGAGAAATTGCAAAACGATGCATGGAAGGAGGGCCAGCGACTGGCCTTTGAACGCGAAAAACTGCTTCAGGAACGCGAACTCAAAATCATGGAGCTTGAGCAGCAGCGTGAACTTGAAATGGCCCGTATGGAACGCGAGCAACAACGCGCTCAGGCCGGCGATATCGGCAAGGCCATCGAGCGCATGACAACCGCGCAACCGGCCAACACAGGACAGCCCGCCTGATGACGCACGAAGAACGCAAGGCGCTGGCCGAACAAATCACCAGCAATCCGCTATATGACGATGTTTTGAGCGCGATGGAGCGCCAGTATCTCGACCAGATCGTCAATGCGGACATCAAGGACGATGAATTGCGCGCCCGGCTCGCTGCCGAGGTTCGCGCCATAAGAGCTTTCCGGTCGAACCTTGAGGCAGCGCTTCAAGACAATCGGCCGCGCAAGAACGCCCCGGCATAAGCCAGGCGTAACCCAAGCCGAGAGGCATTCCCCAAATGGATGTAACCGACAACCTGCCCGGCGAGGGCGGGACCGATAGTGCTCCGACCGACACCAATATCGACAATCCCGCGAACTGGAACTTTTTCGACCCCGACGAGGATAACGAGGAAGTCGCCACGGAACCGGGAACCGAGGGTGTTCATCAGGCCGAGGGAGATAATCCCGAAGCCAATCGATCCGAAGATGGAAGTGAAGCGGGCGACGAAGCGGACAAGCTGGCCGATCCCGAAAACCCCGACGACCCGGAAAATCCGGATAACGACGAGGGCGAGGGACAGCGGGCACCCGGTGAAATTGCCGATGACACCGAAATCGAGCTGCATGGCGGCGAGAAGGTTCAGTTTTCT